TCATCCCATTCCCGCTGATACTGCTTAAGAAGTTCCGTTGCCTCATATGTTGCAGTGCGGTCAAACCAGCATCTAGGAAGCATCAACCGCGCAGCCTGGATGCCGTCTTGCACCGACAGCCCCGGCACAATCGCCATCTTGGACGGACCGCCTAGCTCTGCGCCTAGCTGCTCGATGATGGACCGCCCACCGCTTGCCAGCGTCTTAGCCCGCGCGTCGTGCGGAAGCCAGTGCTTCTCATATCTATACGGTTTCTGCATGACCACGCTGGCATAGTCACGGATGGAAAGCCCCGAGCCTGCGTAGTAGTCGATCAGGTGGATTTCGGACTGGATTACCTGATAGAACCAGATGGCCGTATCGTCGTGATAGCCCAAGTCCCATGCTGTAAACGTCGGGAAAGCCTTGTCCCACGGCACATCCGTTAGCCTGCCTGAGTCCTCTGCCTCGCGCATCTCCCGCCCGTAGTAAGCCCCAAGAATCGCCGCTTCAAAGCTGCATTCGAACTCTTGGTCATACTGGTCGGTCGTCATGTTCCGCGCAGCGTCGGCAAGCTCACCTGCAGGCAGCAGCCCGCTAGTGCTGGCCCTGACGGTGGCACAGAACCACGATTCGTGGCTTTGTGCGGTGCGCCAGATGTCGTAGAAGGCGTTATGCCCCTTCGGCGTGCCGATGAACACCGCCCATCCCTCGCGGTCGGCAAGCAATGGCCGGATGATCTCGCCCCACACTCGCGGGCGCATGTCGGCGTACTCGTCAAGTACAACGCCGTCCAAGAATATTCCGCGCAGCCTGTCAGGGTTGTCTGCTCCATACAGCCTGATACGCGCCCCATTGGGGAAGTCGGCCCGCAATTCTGTTTCGTTGTACTGCATGCCCGGGATGTCGGAAGTCAAATTTCTGATGTACAGCCATGCAATATCTTTTGCTTGGTTGTACTGAGGGGCTACATACGCATATCGCGCATCTCTTTTAGAAGTGAGCAAAGCAGACAACACCAAATCGGCAACGCACGCGACTGTCTTCCCTGCTCTGCGATGCGCAACCAAACACGCCCACCGCTCTTTCCTGTTATGAAATTCAACAAATGCAAGATGTCGCGGCACGTAGCCGTTTATGCCTTCAGCCACGCATGTACCTTGCTATTGCTTCAAAAATTGCAGGGTCTGATTGATCGCTTTTGATCCTGTTTGCAATCCACGAAATTACAAACGCATTTCCCTTGACGTAGCCTTTTGAAGGATCTTTTCTATCAACCGTAGGTGTGTTGTACGTTCGTCCATTTAGGTCTGCGATAAGCTTTTGCCCAGTGACCGGGCATCGCTCTGGAATCACAAGGTCAGAAGGCTCAAGGTCAAAGTCAAGCCCCTTCAGGTTTGCTCGACTCTTTGTTTCTATGTACAAGGTGTGTGCAAAGTTCTCCATTCGCCGCTCTTTGCGTCGCTGAAGGTTTTCCGGTTTTTGCCACAGCGCCTTTAAACAACTTTTGCACCAATTGGCATAGCCATCGCGCATCCTGCGATTCTTCGAAAACTCGCTAAACAATTTTGTGTATTTGCACCCGCTGCAATATTTGTCCATATTTGCCGTCAGTTCCGCCTAGCAATGTTGTCCTTCAGCCACGGCGCCACCACTTCAAACTTGATTGCTTTTCCATCCTCGCCCGTATGCTCCGTCCGCGCCAGCTTCGGAACGTGATACTCCAGCAGCCCCATGAAGGCATCTAGCGCCGCTTTAGGGCCGTGCTTTTCATCTGCCGCTAGTTCGTCCAGCCATCCCTGCAATCGGTCGCTGTTGCCGTCTACAAAGCGTGCAATGGCTTCCCGAGCGTTTGCTGTGCTTTTGTTCGGGATACCCTTGCGCGACCCGCCGCCCGACTTCGGCGAGCCTTTCGGTTTCCCAGGTTTACGCACTGTGTCATTCATAGTCAGCCCTCACTAACTTAGATAGCGCAATTGCATCCCGCCATGCCGGATAGCAAGCGATGCCGCCACCGGATGCGGTGCGCTCCATTTGCCGCACAGCGCGAAGACTGCAAGTGCTGTCCATGTGTGTTTCATTCCGCCCCCATCAGCGCCAGCAGCCTTGCAGCGCCCTCTGTGTCTGTGATCGTCGCAAAAGTCCCGCCGTTCCATGTCTCGGCAAAACTGCGCTGGTTGTCGTTCAGGCCCTTGCGCCCGTATCGCGTGTCCAGTGACTTGATTTCAGCCAGCGCCGTCTTTCCCGCGTAGCCTATGAGTATGTCCACCGGCCTGCGGATCTCGTACACCATCGCCCCGCCTGCCCTCAGTGCGGCGACGATGGCGCGGTGATTGCCGTCCTGGCGGGTGGCGTAGCGGTGAATGCTCATCGCTTAAACGGCGTCACCAAGATTGCCACGTAATTCGCCCGCGCCCATGCTGCGTATTCCTCGTCCATCGTGCGCAGCCATGCGAGGTGCGCGGAGATGCGATGCTCGATCATGGCTAGTCCCCGCAGAAGCACGCTATGGCTTCTTCGTCTTTGTCGAACATGTCGCGCTGCTCTTGGCTAAATTGCAGCATGGCTGCATAACTCGGGCGATCCTTGTTAAAGACCGCGCCGCTTGGCTTGCTTGACAATGCCAATGCCTCCATCTTTGCCCACCAGACTGCACGCTCTGGTTTCTCCGCAATCAAGCTAGCGATTTGCGAGGCTGGCTTTAAGTAGCAAAGATCGCAATTGCCGTGCATCGTCACGCCGTTGAAGTTTGGCAAACCAAGATCAAACGGCTGCTCTCTCCAAAACTTGCCTACGTCTTGTGCGCCGATTCCCGCTCTGGCAAGTGGCGCGTACTTTGTCTCATGTTTCCCGTAATCGTTATTGCCAATGCGCGAAACCCTGCGCGGCTCATCTGCACGGATGCCTAGCATTGAATCCCATTCTGTCCAGCCCAAAAACTTCAGATAACGATGCATCGTCCTCACCTTCAGTTCCACGGTACAAAACCGCGCAACAACATTCGGCAGGTATTGACGCTTACGAATCAAAGCCTCAAATGGTTCTCCGTTCCTGCTAGCCGTCTCATACGAAACAACAGAAAAAGGAGTTTCTGCGTCTCGGTACTCCAGCCATGTAATCGGCACATTCCAATGCTCAGAGCAGCCCCGCACAAACTCCAGCGTTTCTTCGCATTCCTTTCCGGTGTTTGCAAAGCACACAACCGCGTCATCCGGCAATCCGTCATTGCTCTGCAGCACGCGCCAAAGCATGTAGGCCGATGTCCTGCCGCCACTAAAGCTAATGCAGGTCGGCCCGTCGATCTTGAACGGATCAGCCACGCTTCACCATCTCAGCGATAACCGCCGCCAATTCTTCCGCCGTCTCGCACTTCACGATCTTTGCGTCTTCAATGCCGGAGATCGTCCATGCCCTGCCCGCTACCTTGTCGGCAATGTCGGGGATGTCGCTGGATAGCTCTAGCTCCAAAATCAGATAGCGGCGCATTCGTCCTCCAGTGCGTGGGCGATCAGCAGGTAAAACGTGCCAACGTAAACATCACTTTTTGTTCGCAATATTTCATCATCAAAAAGCCAGTCAGCAGCTTCCAGAAATACATCCAAATCTATGCCTTGCCAAGGGTCCGCATCCTCCGCCGCGCTCCTGCGTAGCTCTGAGATGATTTCGGTTTTGGTCATGTCGTTGCCTTCAGTTCGTAAACGTAATTCCGCGGCTTGCCCTTGCGTTCCAGTTGTTCAGCCTCGGCAAGCCTGCGCAATGCCGTGTCAATGCTCCGGCGCGGCCAGCGGGTAATCTCGGCAATCTCGCGGTGCGTCAGGCCACCAAGGGCCAGCAGGCGATGCAGGGCATAGGTGCGGGTCATGCTTCCGCCTTGTCGAGCCCGAGCGCCGCCCGATAGCACCGAATCTGGTTCGCGTTCAGCTTCTCGCATGCGACATGCCTGCGCCGCAGCGTCTCGGCCCATGCCTTCATGTCCCCAGGGCCGCCAGGTTTCAATCCAAGTTTTGCCACCAGCGCATCCCGAAACACTTTGTCTACCGGAGGAGGCGGCAACTCAATCGCGGCCATCTTCGGAGCGTTCGCGGCCAACTGGCGGAACTCCAGCACTGTCGGAGGCTTGGCAGGGTTGACACTCAGCAGCGCATGCTTGATTGCCTCCGGGTGCGCATCAAACCCGCTCAGTTCGTGCGCCCAATCCGTTTTGACACTCGCAATCGGCAAGCCATCCCAACGGCCCGTGAAGTCGCGCCCGTACACCAGCGCCAGCTTGTCAAAGATTCGATCAACCCAAGGCAATGGCAGGGCCATGATTCACCTCTTGCGTTTGTGGAAACAGATTCGGGAAGTCGCGCATCATCTGTTCGCGCTTCGCCTTTTGGTATCGGGTTTCTGACGCTCCCGATGCGTCTGGCAACATCGCAGCAGCAAGCCATTCCATCGGCTGTAGCGGCTTGGCACGGATGCACTCGCGTAACGTAGCCACCACCGCATCATCCCCGTGCGCCTTGCGCAGCCCCCCGAGAAACGATCGAGCGTGCTTGTCGGTGCTGCCTGCCGCTGTCAGCAACGGAACCCCGTACCCAAAAATGATTTCATCCGGCGACATCGGCGGCTTGCCGCCCGAAGCTTTAGCTTCGGAATAATTGGTATTGGTATTGGTATTGGGAGCTTGTGACTTGCTTTCTTCTGGGTTCCCAGAAATAACCGGCTGGGTTTTGTCTGGGTTCTCTGTGGGTTTGCTAATCGGTGGCCTTCCACCTTTCTTTCCGTTCATCCTGGCGCGGTCTGCAGCCTCCTTGGCTTTGGCAATCTCAGAATCGCAACGCTTGTGCGCCCACCCTTCCGGCGTCTGCGTGAAGAACTCGCGCAGCACCGTCTCCACGGCCTTGCGTTCGTCTTTTGACGTTGCCCTGACAAGCCTAGCCGCCTGCGCAATGTCAACAGGGATCGCGGATTCGCGGCTGTAGTACACATCCAGCAGCCGCCGATATGCGGCATCCTCCAGCCACGACAGGTGGACCGTCGCGGTCAAGTAATCGCCGATGTGATGCGGGTAAAAGTTCAAGCCAGCGCCTTCCGATCCCGCTTGCCCGCTTCCTCGAAGTAGCATCCCGGCTCCAGGCCGAAATACCGCCCGTAGTTCTTGCCCGCCACAGGCTTGCGCCAGATCGTCCAGCCGCGATTGCGCAGATCGGTAAGCCTGCGGTGCGGCGAGACGGTGCCGCCTGCCTGAACGATCTCCATCGCTGTAGCGCCGGACTTGCGCAGCAGCAGCTTTCCAATGCGGTCTGTTTGGCTCATGCGGTTTCCTTCGGTTGATTTACAAGCCTCTCCAGCGTGGAGAAACGATGCCCATGCGGGCACTCATATCGCCGGTACACGCCGGGCGTGCGCTCTCTTTTGCGCGTATCCAAACATGCCGCCTTCAGTCCGCACTCAGGGCATTTCATGCTTCCACCTTGCGCGGAACCCATTGCAGGGTTTCGTCCTCGCCGTCGTTGTCGCGGATAGGGCGAACCTGCTCATCTCTGACAAACCTCGAAAAATCTCCAGCCCATCCGCGCAGAGCAATATCAATCCGCCACGTGGGAGCGGTGTTCACCCTGCCATCCTCTGCTAGCCATTTGTCTGCAGGGATAAGTTCAAGGCATCGAACAATCTTTCCTTCGTTGCCTGCCGAACTTCTAACAATCACCGCCAGATCACCCGGCTTGCAATTCAGTTTCATGCTGCCCTCAAGTGCCGTTGTCCGGCTGTCAGAACTTCCATACGTGCAAAACTCCAAACACTTGCCCTAGCCAGCGCCTCGGCGGATGGCATCAACTGCGCGGGCTTCTTCCCGACCCCGCGAACCGCACCAGCTTGGCCGCTTGGCTTACGCTTGCGGGTCGTGTGCCCGTAGGTCTGGATGCCGAAATCGCGGCACCAGCGACTCACGGCTGTCTGATTGATTCCGACAACCTCAGCAATCTCGCCCTTGGTCAAGCCATCGTCCAGCATGCGCCGGATGCGCGACACAACGCGCTCAGTGCAGACGCAGCAGCGATAGGCGGGGCCGCTGTAGTTCGACTTCTCGACCAGACCGCAGTCCCTGCAGGTCGCGGTTACTTGGCGGGCGGCCATCTTTTCGCTCATGGCTTATCGCTTCATGGCAGCGTCGATGGCTGCGTCCCAACGTGCGTTCCTATGGAGCAGGATGTCTGCTTCCAAAATTGGGGGCCACGGGTTATCCCGCAGCCAGCGATAGCGGGCAGCGTCACGCTCAAGGGCTATGCGCTTCTCGTCCCACGCCAGCCATTCCGCTTTCTGGTTCTCCAGTTGCAGGCGCATGCGCTCGATTTCGTCGGCGGCTTCTTTCAGAAGATTGCCGGCAATTGGGCTGTGCGGGGCGATTTCTCGCATCATGGCGACAAGATCAGTCATTGCGGGTGTCCTTCGGGCTATTGCCGTCTCGGGCTTTGGGCTTGGTGTCCTGCTAGGTCAGGCGGGCTGACGGTCGGCACGCCTGCGGGGCTTCGTAGCCAAGATTTCAGCGCGGCGCGAGAACTGCGAAATCAGATTGACAGCGTGTCCAAAGCTGACGCCAGTGAAATACTCGCGCCTCTTTGGGAGGACGTTGCCAATCTTGGAGATGCGCTTGATTACGTCGTTTTCCGCCTTGCAAGCAAGTTCGGAGGGAATGTCCCGGCCAATGAAGAAGCGGGCAATTCCGGTGCGAAATTCCTTACGCAATTTCCACACAAGGCTTTCCATGCGGGTGCGAGGGTTTCTAGACCAACCGACTTTCACGATGCCGTTAGTCAGTTCAACCGCGTAAACGCATCCGGCATAAAAGCGCGGGATGATTTGGAATCGCTCGGTCGCAGGCACTCGCTTCACGGCTCAAGCCTCCGCTTTGTCGGCCAGTTCGGGCCAGATGGCTTGCCAGTCGTCGCGCAACTCTTTGCGAGTAACAGCGCCATCGGTTTTCTG